GTTCGGATCAACAATGAATTTTAGTTTTAAATATAGTTTTAATTGATGTAATTTTTACACGATTTTGAATATTTATGGGAAAGTTTTTGACCAATGAATTTCAAAACATACGAACTACTAAAGAACGGAAAAGTTATCAACGAAACAGAAGCAAACAGTGCTGATTCGGCTGTAGATTATTTTAATTTATATCATAAAGATTTTTTAACTACCACAAATTATTCAATAAGATTAAAAAAGTTTAATATTCAAAAATTTTAACTATTAAATCATTTTTACCTTTAATAATTCGGTGATAACTTTCTTTGGGGATGTTAAATACATCCCCTTTTTTCATCTCTATAGGCAATTGATCTTCAAACTGAAAGAACCACTCGTTGGATTCTACAATCTCTACTTTCCTATCCCTACGATCACGATGCCAAACAAGTTCATCGTTCTCCACATCTTCTTTGAAGACACGAAGAATTACTTCATCTTGAACTTCTTCAGAATATGGATTTACCACCATGTACCACCCCCACTTAACCCCAAAGACTTAGCGTATCTTGGTAATCTACAAGCCCAATAAGAAGCTGTTGTTTTGTCTTTGGTTGTATGACATTTGTGTCTAGCAGCAAATGATCTTTTAGCCGCAGGATCTTTAAGTTTTACAGCCAAAGACCCACCACCTCCCGCAGCACCAAATGAGACTTTCTTTACATTCCCCGTTTTGGGATCTTTAACATATACCTTGAATTTTTTTCCACCACTTCCTCCTCTCATTGGTTTGTTTAATTGGACATTCTTTCCTTGGTATTCCGCCTCATATAACATTGGAATATCCAAAGGAACCAACTCATTCTCATATAACTCAAAAATTCCAATATCGGTGTTTTTAATCAACCATCTATCAATAGAGTTTGTGAAGTTTTCAAATCCTAAACTTCTTGCTTCTCTGAACAAAGAGAAATAACTCTCGGATCCCATCCTAAAAACATTCTCATGTAAAGGAATGTGATTTTCAATATGATATGTCATACCTTCACTGAGTATGGTTTTGTTTTCGTTGAGTGTTGTCCACTGAAAAATTGGTTTTTCCATAACTGATTCTTTTTTATATCCTTTAATTTGTATTCTTGTTGGTTTTTGACCTTTTCCTGTTTGTGGATCTTTCTTTTCTTTATTTCTTTTTCTCGCACAAGCTGATTTCTTTTCCTCCTCACTCATCTTCGATGCTACAGATCTTGCTCTACACACAGGATAACCCCTCTTACCTCCTTCTTCTCTACCACACTCAGGATGACCACCTGCTTCTTTTTTTCTACATATATTAACCCACGGACCTTGTGGTTGTTTTGATCCTTTACCTTTTTTCTTTTTTCCAAACCACACCGCTAAATCTTCTTTTAACTGCGACATACTTTTTTTATTGATAAATATCCTGAAAATTTGTATTTTTCCATCATGGACAATACACAAGAAGAAAAACCATTAGGTACCTTATTCAATTCAATAAATTATTATTCTATTTCGGATTTGGAAAAATTTATTGATAATTTAAATTACGATCAATCATTATTTTGTTTGATGGAATGTTGTAACTATGCTCAAAGGAGGGGAATATTGAGTTTGGAAGAAGCTGAAGTGATTTCTAAATCAATAAGAAAAGTTCATAAAATTGAAGAATAAAAAAAGGGAACCGAAGTTCCCTTTTCTATTTTACACTATTAATTGATTATCTCAATTCTCTTAAGTCAAATGTTCTAACACCATCAACTGTGATTCTACCGTAGAATCTGTTATTCACCATTTTCTTAGCGTATCTGGTCATGATACCCTTGATTGGGGTGAAGTTGAATGGGTTATACATTGTTGGTGTCAACTGAAGGGGTACGTATGGTGCGTAAACGTAACCTGTGTCAAGTAATGACGTTCCCTTATGACCTATCAAGATTTGGTTTGGTGGGAAGTATGGGTCACGGTAAACTTGATATCTACCAGAGAGTGTTCCTACTCTTTCGATACCCATGTTGTACTGATCCTGTTCAGGAGCTGCGTTTGAAACGTGGAAGTATTCCAAATCGTCGAAAATTGCTGAAATTTCAGAAGAAACAACGATCCAGTTAGCACCACCTCTCAAAGTTGACTTGTGGATTTGTGCAGAAAGTTGGTTGATCGCAGTGATCAATGTTTGGTTCCAATCTTTCTGTGTGTATTGTGTCAATGGGTTAGCAGATGTACCTCTTTTCCATCCGTTGTAATCCCATCTTAACTGCCATGCTGCACCTTTTCTAAGGTCTCTGAGGATTTCTCTGTCGATTTCAGCAGCAACTTGTTCTGACAACAATGCTGTCAATTCTGCTTCTGCATCGATGTTGTGGAAAGCAGCAACGTCCTGAGCGAGTTCAGGTGACCATTGTGCTCTCAACTTTCTTTCAGAAACAGAAACTGTAACTGACTCGAGATCAAATGAAACTTCACCAATTCTGTCTTCGAATTCCAATTCTTCGTAGATTCGGTAAAAACACTCAAACTGCGAACCAGCCGCACTTGTACCCGCAATGGTTGTTGTAAGACCTGAATATCCGTCCAATGATCCTGAACCAATTGAACAAGGGACTTGAAGGTCAACTTCTAAGTAAATCTTACCGTCAGCACTACAAATGTCATCATAAGCCCCACCATTTGCGGTATTTGAAGCCCCGAATGTTGTTGATGTTTGAGATCCGTATTGAACGATTCCTTTACCATATTTTTGAGTTACAACTCTGAATAATAAATTCCCTGAACCTGCACCTGAAAACGCACCTGTGTTCTTAGCCTTGACAACTAAGTCTGAAAGGAATGTTTCACTATCCACCATGTTACCATCGGGTCCTAAAAGTTTTCCAAAACCTCCGTTACTGAATCCTGAAAGGGTTAAAAGAACTTTTCTATATTCGCCAGCACCATAACCTGAAGCGACTAAATCACCTGTAGTACTATCCCAAACTTGGGTTACAACTGCGGTTGAGGTTATTGCACTATATCTTCCTTTTGAATAATCGAAAAGACCAGGAGGATCTAATGCTGCTTCGTTACCTTCGTAGAATCTATCGTAAAGGTTTTTACCAGTATCATATCCTTGGTTTGGGTTATTTACAGAATCTGCAATAGCTTCAGGTGATCCAACGGGTGGATAGTGTTGGTTACCTGTATCGTAATTTTGAATTTTAGGAACGAAGTAGAAGAGTTTACCAATAGGTAAGTTCATCGCTTGGACAGAAACGATATCGTTTGCCAAAAGCTTAGAGAAAACTCTTCTGATGATTGGGAAAACAACAGTTTCAAAAGAACCTGATGAATCTGTTGCTGCCGCTTCGTTAATTAAGTGTGACGCTTGGTTCTCATAAAGTTGAGCCATGTTTTCTTTTAAGTGACCACCCAACCCTTCGAGGAAACCTAATTTGTCCCATTTGTTTATAGTGTCTTCCTTGATAACTTTGAGGTGCTTAAGACCGATGTTACCAACTAAACCACTTTCTAATAATGCTCCCATATTAATTTTTTTTGTTTAATTTATTTGTTTATTTTTGTCATTAAATCTTTCATTCTGAGGAACTGTGCGTTCTCATATGTTTTTGATTCAACGAGATTTGTTGAACCTTTTTGTGGTGTTTTTTGTACTTTATTTACCACAGATTCGGTTACAACGGTTGCTGAACTAACCAATTCATTCTTGATCGACTTGTATAAGTTCTTTGACTCTTTCAAAGTTTCTACATTATCAAATCTCTTAAGAATGTTTATTTTTTCTTTCTTGGTTGTTGAATGTTCAGTAAATAGTCTTGTAGCATAAGCTAAATTTGAGTTGAAAATCGCAACCTCATTCAATTTAGTTCTGAATAAATCAAGAGCTTTTTTGTATTCCTCATTTTTTTCTTTGAGTTCTGCAATTTGTCTCTTATATGACTCAGCCTTCAAACGACTAGGTGCTGCGTGTGGTTTAGGCAATCCATCCCTTCCCCAATATTTTCCATTACCCAAGGTTCTAGCCGCTTCCTTGGCTTCTTCTTTGTATTCCTCACCTTCGTGAGCCTCTTCGTAAGTTTCTTCTAACTCAACTTCTTCCTCTTCTTCTTCGTCTTCTTTAAATTCAATTTCGTACATCAC